ATCAAGTCCTTCCGTGACACTCTCTATATCTTTGGCACTAATAATATTAAAAAAGTAGTTGGTTCCTCTCTTGATGACTTCGCCCTTCAAGATGTTACCAAGAACCTAGGTTGTGTCGCCCCAGACTCTGTAGTAGAGTTTAATGGTGATCTTCTCTTCCTTGGCCCTGACGGTATTCGCCCTATCAGTGGTACTGATCGTATTGGTGACGTAGAAATTAATACTGTTTCTAAGCCAGTGCAATCTGTTTTTGAAAACCTAACCTTGACAGAAGATACGACAAAAGCAACAATACTTGTACTGAATAAAAAGTCACAGTTCCGTATGTTCTTCCCTGAGGCAGAATCCCTTGGAGTTATTGGCGCTCTTCGTCGTACTGGACAGGGTGGCACTGGGTTTGAATTTTCACGTCTTATTGGTATTAATATGGTTTGCGGAGACTCTAGTTACTTAGGTGATGAAGAATATGTAATCCACGGAAATTCTACTGGTACTGTATTTAGACAAGAATCTGGGAATACATTTAATAGTACCCCTATCGAGTCTCTTTATCAAACCCCATACTACCACATGGATGATCCTATCAATAGGAAAGTGTTACATGAGGTCTACACTTATCTTAGGGCTGATGGAGCTATAAGCGTAAATATGGGACTTACATACGATTACGAAGATGAGTACACATTAAGTCCTACAGATTACGCGTTTAACACAGAAGGTGCTGCTAGCTTCTACGGCATTGCTACTTACGATGAAACTAGTATTTTTGATGGTAACCCCAGCCCTCTCCGTAGGACAACTGTAGAAGGTTCTGGTAGGTCTGTTTCAATTACTTATGTGACAACAGTATCACAACCAAGCCACTCCATTGAGGCTCTAGTTCTGAGCTACGCAATAGCAGATAAAAGATAAGGATACCAAATGTCTGGATATACAAGACAGTCAAGCTCAGACCTAGTACCTACAGCGGTAGTTCGGTCTTCCCCACTAAATGCAGAATATAATAAGATTCGTGATGCTTTTACTTTTGATACTACAGGGGTTACTGGACATAAACACGATGGTTCTTCTGATGAAGGTTCCTATGTACCACTCATTGCTGATCTTGATGCCCTTAATAAAGTGGCTATTAATACCGCGAATAATCGTGTAGGATTTTTTGTTGAAGTCTCTTCTGCTGCTGTAGAGCAAGTACGACTTTCTGATGGTCTCTTTGTTCCTGTCACTACTAATGATATTGATCTTGGCTCTACTGGTGCTAAGTTTAAAGACCTACACCTCGCAGGAGATGCTAATGTAGCTGGTGACGTAAATGTTACTGGTGCTCTTGTAGGTGCTGTCACAGGTGCTGTCACAGGGAACGTAACAGGAGACCTTACTGGTAATGTTACTGCAGGTTCTGGTTCTAGTTCTTTCACTAACGTAACCATTAATGGTACACTGGATGTAACTAATACTCCTATTACTAATGTCTCTGATCCAACCTCTGCGCAAGAAGCTGCAACAAAGAATTATGTGGACACTGCAGATGCACTTAAGTTGAACCTCTCTGGTGGTACACTTAGTGGCGAACTTGCTATGGGTACCTCTAAGATTACTGGTCTTGGTAATCCTACCTTAGCTCAAGATGCAGCTACTAAGACTTATACTGACACTGCAGATGCACTTAAATTGAATCTTACTGGTGGTACCATGAGTGGTGCTATCGCTATGGGCACTTCTAAGATTACTGGTCTCGGTGATCCTACTCTAGCTCAAGATGCAGCTACTAAAGCCTATGTAGACTCTGAGATTTCAAGTGTTATTGATGCTGCTCCCGGTACCTTAGATACTCTGAATGAGCTTGCTGCTGCACTAGGAGATGATGCCAGTTTTAGTACAACAGTTACAAATAGTATTGCTACTAAACTCCCTCTGGCTGGCGGTACTATGTCAGGTGCTATCGCTATGGGAACCTCTAAGATTACTGGCCTTGGTGATCCTACCTTAACTCAGGACGCTACTACTAAGACTTACGTGGACACTGCAGACAACCTCAAGCTGAACCTCTCTGGTGGGACCATGTCAGGTGCTATCGCTATGGGAACCTCTAAGATTACTGGTCTTGGTAATCCCACTTTGTCTCAGGATGCTACCACTAAGACCTATGTAGATACTGCAGACAACCTTAAACTGAACCTCTCTGGTGGTACCATGAGTGGTGCTATCGCTATGGGTAACTCCCAGATTACTGGTCTTGCAACTCCTACTACAGGTACAGATGCTACTACTAAGACTTATGTAGATGGTATCCTTGGTTCTGCTACTGCGGCTGCTGACAGTGCTGCGGCTGCTCTGGTCTCTGAGGGTAATGCTGCTACAAGCGAGACTAACGCTGCTGCCACTTATGATGCATTTGATGACCGTTACTTGGGAAGTAAGGCTTCTGATCCAACAGTAGATAATGATGGTGATGCACTTCTTACTGGTGCCTTGTACTGGAATACAACTTCAGACTCTTTGAAGATTTATACGGGAGCTGCATGGAGTACCGCTGCCTTTGACACTTCTGGTGCTCTTGTCGCTGCGAATAATCTGTCTGAATTGGTAGACCCTAATGCTGCCCTCACTAACTTAGGCTTTACTTCCACAATTACTGAGTTAAACTATACTGATGGGGTAACCTCCTCGATTCAAACTCAACTAGACGCTAAAGCTCCAACTTCCACTACAGTAACCCTTGCGGGTGCCCAGACACTAACCAATAAGACATTCAATCTTACAAGTAACACCTTGCTAGGGACTACAGCACAATTCAATACTGCCCTCTCTGATGGCTCTTTCACTACACTTGCAGGTACAGAAACGCTGACCAACAAGACTTTGACCTCCCCCACACTCACAGGTACGCCGACAGCACCTACAGCGGCAGAAGGTACTAATACAACCCAAATCGCAACCACTGCTTTTGTGCTTGCCAATAGTGGCGGTTTGACCACGGCTACAACAACAGGAGCGGCTCAAACTGTTGATTTTGCAAATAGCTATCAGGTTGTGGAAGCTGACAGCGTCGTCACTACGCTGACCTTTAGTTCTACTGATGCGGTGCAAGAGGTTGATCTTCTGCTGAATTTGGGTGGGAAGGGCTTCTCTGCTATTTCAGGTGCCACTTACGATAGTGTTACATTTTCTGTTGGGTCTCAAACCACTGAAGGTGAGGCCATCAGGTTCAGTGTAAACGGCGAAAAAATGTTCATGTTGGATGACCAAAACCGCAGCGTTAAACAATACAGCCTATCTACTGCTTTTGATATTTCTACCGCGTCTTACGATAGTGTTTCTTTTAGCTTTAGTTCAGAGGCTACAGGCCCAACCGACTTTGCCTTCAACACAGACGGCACAAAAATGTATATAATCGGGGAGATCAAGGACAATGTTTACCAATACAGTTTATCCACTGGTTTTGATCTTTCTACTGCTTCTTACGATAGTGTCGTATTTGCCCAACTAGACAGTGTTCCGCGTGGCCTTACTTTCAACACAGATGGCACAAAAATGTATGTGCTGGGTGGAGGTGGTAGCAGCGTTAAACAATACAGCCTATCCCCTGGTTTTGATCTTTCTACTGCTTCTTACGATAGTGTTGAATATAGTGTTAGTTCACAGGTTACCAGTGAAAAGGGCTTAGCGTTCAACTTAGAAGGCACAAAAATGTATGTGATATGTAGTACTAATCTTAGTGTTTACCAATACAGCCTATCCACTGGTTTTGATCTTTCTACTGCTTCTTACGATAGTGTTTCTCTCAGTGTCTCAGGCCAAACAACCAACCCTAGAAGTCTTTGTTTTGACGCTGCTGGGGGCAAGATGTACGTGTTGGACATAGATGAAACTCTATACCAGTACAGTCTCCCAATCATTGACAACTCAGTTATTTTCCCCGTTGCCACAGTCACATCAACGCTTACTCCCGCTTTTGGTTACAACAGCTATAAATTTGCCACTGTTGACAGCGGAGCAACATATTACCTCGTATCTAAAGCAGAAGGACTGGGCACATAATGACCTACGTAATTAAAAATTCGGATGGTGCATCTTACACGCTGGGCCAGTTCAAGAACACTCACCGACACCTAGCCTATGCGGAGGATGTCCCGCCAAAAGCCTTGCTGGATCATATCGGTTATACAATGGAAAAAGTGGTACCCGAAAAAGTGGCACCCACGGCTAAAGATGTGCAGAAACTCATGGGTCAAAAACTTGAAGCCTTAGCCGCAGGATATGAGCCGCAGGAACGTGAAACGTGGGCAACGCAGGTCAAAGAGGCTGAAGCCATTAAAGCGGGATCAACCACGGCACCATTGCTGTCCTCGTTGGCGGCAGGAAAAGGTCGCACACTTGATGAACAGGCTGACAGGGTGCTGTACCTAGCAGAGCAATTCGCACTAGCGTCTGGAGCTATTATGGCTGCACGGGATGCTTTGATTGCGATGGACCCGATCCCCGAAGATTATACTTCAGATACATACTGGCCGTGAGACCCTTTACAAAAGAAGAGAATTGGTGTATAAGGCTTGAAGGTACTGAGTACATATCTCTAATTCCTATAACCTTTGATTTGGGTTTTAAGGGTAGTGGTTTTAGTTACACAGTTCCAAAAGACTTTAAGTTTGAAGTGTCAGTACCGAGAGGCCTTCGTTGGGTCTTAAGTCCTCACAACCCTAAGTACCTTAAAGCTGCAGCTATCCATGACCACATGTTAGAAAGAGGTTGGGATAGGCCTACTGCTGGTGGAGTCTTTCAAGCTGCACTTAAGGTCTCTGGGGTAGGTTCTACTAAGAGACTTACCATGTTCTTTGCAGTAACGCTTTGGAAATGGCACTAATTAATAATAAGGAAAGAGATAGAATGACTTTCTCGACAGACCAAAAACACAGGCTTCTATCTCGTATGGGTTATGCAGGCCCTGCAGGAGAGGAAGGTATGAAAAACTTTCTCCAAACTAACCCCAGTGCTGCTAAGAAGTTTCTAGCTTTTGATAAGGCTGCTGCTACTCTGGCAACTCCCCCTGCAGCTATGCCAAGCTCTCCAATGCAAATGGCTGAAGGTGGTTCTGTTGTACCTCAAGATGAATACAAACGACGACTAGACGCAATGTATAAGGCAGCTACTGGAGAAGGTATTGACTCCGGTGGTTGGAATTGGTATGGCGGGAATCTTGCTAGCGGGAAAACTACTTGGGATCAAGTGAAGTCAAATGTGGAGAAGGGTCTTGCTACTAAAAAGGCAGAATTGGATGCAGTGGCACAAAAAAGGTATGAGAATGCACTTTCTGTAAGAGGTATTCC